GAACTTGCGAGCGCCGTGGTTGGCGAGTTCCCGATGCTCCATAAGCACTTGATCGCGGTCCACCCATGCGTCCATGAAGGCGCGGGAGCGTTCGTTGCAGGTCACAAACACGACGCCGCTGTTGACGGGAAGCCGCCCAGGTCGCCATGTCCAGCCGATGTCAAACTTGGTGTCGAACGCTTCGCTGAGCGGACCAAGAACGATCGTATCGGCGTCGATCAGGACGACTTCCGAGCCATCGGGCTCGGCGTGGATCGCAGATCGCCACACCTTCAGCTTCTCATGATTATCGGTGTAGTGCCGCAGGAGGCCCGGCTGCTCGTCGGGGACTTCTGTGACGATCTCGTCAAACACTTCAACGTCCGGCGCGTTCAGGCTGACCGATAGCCGCAGCGCGCGCGCCAAGCGACTGAACACCGGATCGCCGAAGTGGTTGCAAATCACCTTCATATCTCGTCCTCCCAATCAATTTCTTCAACGTACTTGAAGAACGCAGGTGAGTCCGATGGGCCAAAATCTTCCATCAACTCAAAGCGATCGCTGAACCTATCCATAAAGGCGACCTGCTCCAAATACAACTCACCCTTCGGATCGTCGTCGCCGAACTGCCGGTAGAACCCGTAGTCCAGCAACCCCACCGTCGTCACGCCGGGAATCCAAGATGGGCCGAACGCTTTGAGAGCGCCGTAGAACGGCCCCTCTCGCTTGGCCGCGTCCAGAAGCCAGATTTCGATGGGATGCCCACACCACTTGGCCTGCTCGATGCGGCCACGGTATGTCTTGATCGGGAAGCCCTCGCAGTAGGGCGTTGCGAAGTCGCGGAAGATCGGCTCGATGTTCTGGCCGTCCACCATCGGCACGTTGCCGAACTTAGCCTTGAAGGCTTCCTCTCGGTTGGCCTGCCACTTGTCGTAGACACACAACGGCAGGTCATAGCCCGCTTCCGAGAGGCCCGTAGCCAAGGCGGCGGTGCCACCGCCCAGCCATGCACCGCACTCCACCGCGTAACCGGCACCGGACCAACTTGAACCAATCTCCGCGAGATAATCTCGGATTTCCTCGCTGAGCATGGTTGGGATGTTGTTGTGCAAGTGCATAAAAGCCTCCTAAAAGGCAGTGGCCCGCTCTCACGAGCCGCTGCTTATTCCTTACGAGCTAACGCCGGTCGGAACCGGGCGCTGGACGTTCAGATCAACCTTGACGTTTTCGTCAGAGGTGGTTGCGGCGGACTCGGCCATGCCGAGGTAGAAGTCGCCAGCTTCGATGGTGTCGTCAGCGGTCAGCGCGGTGTCTGCCGATGCGTCCCAATAGACGGGATCGCCCTTGGCGAACGTCTTTGTGTCGCAGACGACCTTGAACACGCCAGAGACGTATTCGCTGCCGAGGTCAGAAGCGTCGATGTCGGTGACGGCAACGCCGACCTGTCCATCTTCGCGTTCGCGGATTTCACCGGCGCTCACGCCGGAGCCAGGAGTGTAGTCGCGGACGGCGACCGGCCCCTGGTACAAGATTGCTTCGATTGATTGTGCCATGTTTGGCCTCCGTTACGTTGGTTTGATTCAAAGAAGAAAAACGACGGGCCACAGAGCCACAACGTGACCCGCCGCAGGAGGAAGGCTATTAAGCCGTGCACTTCACGCCGCCCAGCGGGTTCTGCTTGGCGACACCGAAGTCGGCGTAGCCACGCATCTGAATCCCGAGGGTGTTGAAGTCTGCGTCCGCAGTCTCGACGGTCGGGTTCGGGTTGCCGTTGAGGGCTGCAACCTCGATGACCGGGATGTCGCTCGGCGAGCCGAGGAGATACCAAGTGCTTGCCGAGGAAGCGCCGCCGAGGCCACCGTTGAGGTAGCTGGATCGCACGACGCGGAACTTGCCAGCGTGCGGGTTGCTGTTGGGCAGCGGGGTGTCGGCGGTCGTGGACACATCGACGGTGGTGGTGTTCATCAACTGGCTCGCAGTCACGTTCAGCGCGTTAGGAACGAGAAGGATCGAGGGCATCAGGCCGAGAGGCGAGCCATCGGAGCCGTCTGCGTTCTCGGGCGACTTCTGATCGAGGAACGCGAGTTCAGCGGCAGTCAGGCCACCGATGGAGAGCGCGTTGCTCGTCTCAAGGTTGTTGTTGCCAGCAGTGAAGAAGCTGGTGTTGTCAAGGAACTCAGTCCAGAACACCTTGTTGGCCTTGAGGCCAGCACCGCGACCGATCTTCTGAGGAACGGCAGTCAGAGCGCCGAGGTCGTCGTTGATCTGATCCTTGCGAGTAATACCACCCATGATGGCGTAGGTATCCGCTTGGTTCGTGAACGACTCATCGCTCAGGGTCGAGTGCTTGATCTCGCCGCCAGCACCAACCTGCTCAAACTCCATGTCACCGATCAGGTTGTAGGAGGTGTGCTGCTTGAAGTCGGAGACGTTCTTGATCGGAGCGATCTCGCGCCAAGTGGACTCAACCGCGTTGTAGCCCTGAAGCAGGAACTTGTTGGCGGTGTTGCTCAGGATGCCGGTGATGCTGAGCGTCGAGAAGCCGCTGGAAGCCTGAACGCCCTGCGAGAAGGCGGCTTGCAGGATGCCACGGTGATCTCGGCGGAAGCTGGGCGAGCCAGCGTAGCCGTTCTGAGCCGCAGCGTCGATGAAGACTTCTTGCAGGCCGATGCGGCCCTTGTAGCGGTCGTGCGCTGCTTGCAGGGTCTTGTCGTCAAACTCCTTTTCGACATCCTTGAGGCCGCCTGCCATGCAGATCGCAGCTTCCAGAACGTCGCCGTCGAGTTCCTTGCGGCCAGCGCCAACATTGATGTTGGGGGCGGCGACCGAGCGGGATGCACGCAGGACTTCCAGCTCGGTGCGATCGGCGGACCAGCCGTTTGAGATCGCCTTGGCAGCGATGTCGGGGTGTCCCTCAGCCTTGGCCTGCACTTCGGCAAGCCGGGCCTGCTCGGCACGCATCTCAGCGATCGCAGCCTGCGTGTCGAAAGCGTCGTCGTCGGCGGATGCCTGAACGTCGCCAGCAGGTTCGTCGGGGGTGTCCTGAGCGGCCTGAACCTGCTCATACGTTGCCTTGAGGTTCTTGACGGCATCCTCGCTCAGCGATTCGATGTCAAGACCCTGTGCTTTTAGCCATGCTTCAAAGCCCATAGTAATCGTCTCCGGTTGTAGGGGTTGATTGTTCGCCGCAACACGTGCTGCGGTGTTGTCGTCCGCACCAAGTGCGACGAACGAAATTTCCTTGAGTGTGGACTTACGGGCCACGAGAACCGGGCCGGTAAATGTCCGGCCATTCACTTGAACTGTCTCACCGCGATCCACTTCGACCATGCGCTCGATGCTCGCGCCAATGCTGGCCTGCCACGGGAAGCCATTGCCGCTGGACGCCATCACTTCTTCGGCGTAGCTGTTCGCGCCGCTGACCACGCCGGACGCCTTGAGCGAACCGGCGCTGATCTTGATGGCGTCGGTGTGGCCGACAACCTGCGCGGGATTGTGATCTTTGAGGATGGGGCGCGCCTTGGACGACACCTTCATGCCCGCGAGATCGACAACGACTGGAGCGCCGAACCCGACGTTCATCTTGCCGCCCGTGTAGCCCGTCATGCTGAACCGCTTGAGCTTCCCACTGTCGTCTCCTTCGGCGGCAGTGAACTCAACCGGCTCGGCCTGAGCTTCAAGCATGTGAAGCGTGCCGTCGCCATCGCTGGCTTGGATGTAAAGATCAGTCTTCTTCATCTTGCTCCACTTCTTCTTCAACAGGTGCAGCCGCCTTCACGCCGAACAGCGAGTCGGCGAGGCGGGCGCGGTAATCTTCGACTGACAGGCCAAGTGCCTCGGCCTGCTTCTCTTGCTGCTCCTCCCAGTCCTGGCCCTTGGCCGCATACAGGTCGGGATACGTCAGCGCTCCGGTCTTGAGCATGGTTTCCTCGCCCTTCGACTCCTTGGCGGGGTCTACGTGCTTGAAGCCATCCCAATGCCAGGCGTGGGGGATCAGGTCGGCGTCAACGCGCCGCAACTCGCTGGGCAAAAGCCCCTCGACGAGTGCAGCCTCGTTGAGCCAAGCGCGCCACAGATGGTCTAGAACCACACCATTGATTTCATGGCGATCTACGTGGATCGCTCGGTAGTAAGTTTGATGGTCTAGGCGTCCTGACGCATAGTTGTAGTCCGACGAGTCGCCAGCAGCCACGTTGAACGGCATGTTCAGACAGCGTGCAATCTCATTCAGAATCTTGTCTCGGAACTCCGCATAGGTGCTGGTGGGCTGCTCGGCGGCGAGCTGCTCCATCTTCCAGCCCGCAGGCATCGACGTAAACATGCCACGGACCACCTCAAAGGTGTCCAGCGGGTCGATGTCGTAGCCATCCTCGTCTGCGGCAGCGTCGGTGTATAAAATGCCCGCCATGTCAGCCGCAATTTCTGCCGCAGTGACAACAGCGAGCGTGTAACGCCGCAACATCGCAAAAAGCGGCAATGCAGGCGTGATATCGGGAGCGCCACGGAGCTGTCCGGGTCGGCGGGCCTTGAAGTAGTGGATCACCTGCTCGGCAGGGATGTCTTGGTACTGGTATCGGTAGCCATTCAGACCGCCCGGATGCTCCGTTAGCATCGAGTAACTAATTGGATTGCCCCACGAGTCGTAGACAATGCCATCCGACTCCGTTCGCTCCCATCGGTATGCGGGGTCGGCAAACTGCTCTGCTTCAATGCAGCGCAGATCAAGCTGCACGTCGTGACGCAGGCGAGGGTTGGTTCCAAGCAGGGCAAAGCTCTCGCCGTCGCGCGTCTTGGACATGCGGAGGGTGAGTAGCTTTCGACACAAGCTCACTTCCGCCGCCCATGCGTTGAACGCTCGCTCAACACGCTGGTTGGCCGAGCGGTCGCCCGTCTTGAGTTGCAAGCGCGGGCCGGTGCCGATCGTGTCGGTGGCAAGCGTCTCAACCATGCCCGCCGCGAAGCTGTTGTTCGCACACTCGTATCGAGCGCGGTTGCGAAGCCGCTCGCGGATCAGTGGAGTCAGGGATGCGCCAGAACTGAGCGCGTCGGCCTGCGCCCAGTGCTTGACGTTGCCAGCGTGATCCTGGGCCGCATCATACTTAGC